GGCTGAAGCCTTGAGCTTGACTGAGTTGAATGATGGCGCGCTCTTCGACGCTGAGTTCGGAATAGGACATAGGGGCAGCACCGTACCGGAAAGGTCAGGTGTTGCACTCAGTTTTCGCGGCCGCCCAGTATATATCTGCGCTTGAACTTGCGGCGCAGTTACTGTTAGTGGAGAATTTTGCCCAAGCAGAACAAAGTCTGTACCGTCATACACTGCATCGCAAATCTGACCAGTTTTGAATGATGCTACGGACTTAGTGCCTGCGGCATCATATTGCTTGATCGCCCTGTAGGCGAGACCTGAAATCCTGAGCAAGTCTACGCCATTGCTATTAGCTTGAAAAACAACTTGAAATCTTTGATTCGTGGAATATGCGGTAATTGCCGGTGACGGAGTAATGCTATGAAGCCCTGCGCTGACAACTGTAGCTGTATAGGCTTTACCAAACTGAGCTTGAGCAATAGAAATCATTGCGTCGAAGTACTGCGATGCGCCTACCTTATCAACTAGTCCGTTCGCAGTTACCCCAGCATATTTAAGGAGGGACTGGAACAAGCCTTCTTTATCATTTGCCCAATCCTGCTCTAAATATGAGCCATCCTTTGCGGTAGGGGTTGTGCGATTCTTGAACTGTCCCTGAGGGTAATCTATAGATGGGTTTGTGAAGCGTCCAGGGTAACGCTCGTTTAATTTCAGTGACATGTTAAGCCCCTATATATCCTGCAAATTCTGCGTTTTCGTCACCGAATTCGGCGTCCATATCGCCGAACTCGAACATTCCGAACCCCTCAAGGAATCCGTTAAATCCAACTGCTTGCGGCTTTGGCACAAGCCCAGCATTGAGCAGAGCAAAACGCTCAAGCTCGGTTATCTGGCCGTAGAACTCGATGCTGAACGACATGTCCTCGCCGTCTGTGACGCGAAGAATATCTGCCGTTGGGAGCAGGAAGTTCATGCCGTCGAGGATGTTCTCAATCGTTGCATCGCCGTTGTTCTTGATGATCTTGGCTTTTATGACCAGGCGGTAAAGGTCATCAGATAACTGCCCGTCTTGATCAATCGTAAGGGTGCTGAACATTGCGCCTTCGTCGCCAAACTCATCACCATCCGTCAGATCAAACAGCCCTGGATTCATTGGGAATGATCCAACGAAACTGCGCGGCGCCACGACGATCCGGCCTATTACATTAAGTTGCTCGCCGAACACGTTGTCGATGTCGTAGCTCTTGCGCACCGCCTCGGCGGCATCCTCGACGCTCCCGCCGAGCCTCTTGGCGATCGCATACCAGGCCACAGCCTTGGGCTTATCGCGGTATTGCGCGTAAATGCGGTCTGGGATGTTCATCAGGTGACCACTACGGTGATGTTGCTCTCCGTCCACCGGGACATCTGGTTGTAGGCGATGACAGCGTTCGCCTGGACGCCATTGAGGCTTGACGAAGGAAAGTCGACGTAGCTGTTGCCGTATGCCCCGATGACCTTGTTGACCGGCGTGAAGATCGTGCTGAACGGCACAGTCTCGCCAATATCAAACCCGCTGATCTTGAATCCCACGTCGGCCGGGATCAGATCGCCGGCCGCATACTCCATCATCGCCTCCTTGATGAGCTGGTCGACGTTGGCCGGTAGCGTTCCATCGTTGACGACGTGAATGACCGGGAGCATGTCCACGTAGATTGGGCGGCTGGCGCGGATCGCCTTCTTGTTGGTCGGGTATTTTGGAGATGTAACCTCGACCTCGAACGGCGTTCCGGCCTGGTACAGCAGAGGGCCCGGGTTCTTCTTCAGATAGATCGCCATGGCGATATCTTCATTGGTACCGCCGTCGACAATCACCGCATACGATTTTCTTGGTAGGCCGTGAGGGTTGTCGACTGATACGGCCGAGCTATCGGTGTCGTTCTCGTAGATCTTGACGCGGCGCACGCCGGGCACCGCGTACAGTTCGCCGTAAGTGGAGTCGATCTGATTGTTGCCAGGGCGCCCTACTGCTGTCGCGCGGGTGACGCGCAGTTGTTCGTCGCGCTGGCCGTCAGTACCAGGCGTTGCAGGCGCAGAGTTAGTCACGCTTGCAAGTCCTGCCACCACGTCCACGATGCGGGTGATGGTTCCCGCGTCAGCCTGGGTTGGACCAACTACGGTGCATGTCGCACTTACTGTCGCGGATCCTAGCGAGTCAGCGGTCACAGCTTGGTCAGTCGTCCAACGACTGCCGGTAGTGACCGACTCAAAGCGGTTTCCTGCCGGGACGGGCGTCCCTGCCGTGGCGGTGATGGTCAGTTGCACGCTCGAGCGCGAACCGCCGGAGCGGATGGTGCCGGTCAGTGAGCAGACAATATCGAGGTCATTGCCCTTGGCCTTATTCGGGTCTTTTGAGTTGTAGGCCTGCTGCAGCGTCTCATCCAGGGCGTAGAAGATCTCGGCGTCATGCGCCATCTTCAGCCCGTCCGGGGTCGACGCGTCCAGGTTCCACAACGGGTCAATGTCCAGGTAGAACTGGCGCTCCTGGGCGAACCAGTCGTTTTGCGTCTGCAGCACGTAGCCGGTAGAAGTCAGGCTAGCCATTCAGTGTTACCTCTTCCAGGCCGAACTCAGTGAGAATCCCAGCGGTTACGCTGTATTTGCGGTTGTCGATGTTGAAGTCAGCGGAGAAGCTGGTGAGCCGTATAACGCCGGGCGTGTTGGCGATCCTGGCCCTCAGTGCTGCCTCGGCGGTGGAGAGGCTGGTGAACTTGCCCAGGATCTGCTCGTACCACGGCGTGCCGTCGGTGATGTCCCGGAAGTACTCGCCCAGGAACAGGCGTAGTCGGGTCAGCACTGTCTGCGCAACCTCGGACTGCCCAGTGATGAACTGTTGGCCGCGCGTCACGATGTCGCCTGTCTCGTCGTCAAGCCTGCGTACAGTCATGGAACTGGAACTCCGCTTGTCCCGGAGCCCGGGGTTACACCGCTATGGCGGTGCGTATTGAGGTTTACGCCGGCGGCGGTGATGACATTCCCGTCCGGCGTGATCTTCAGCCCGTTAATCAGGAACGACCCATCGGACAGAAGCTGAAAGCTGCCGGCGCCGTTCTGCATCAGGGTCGTACCGTCGGCCAGAACGTTGAACCTGGCCATCCCGTTATCCATGGAGATGCTGTTGTCGTTCTTCAGCCAGACGAATTGGGTGCCGGCCCGGTTGCGCATGCGAACGCCGTTGTTCTGGAAGTCCGGCAGCACATTGGGTTGCGACCTGAACCCAGGCAGGAACATGGCGTCCTGCATGTTGTGGAAGCGCCCGATTGGGTTTGCCGCCACCCCTCCGCTCTGAATCCACCCATCAATGCAGCGCTGAGAGAACAGGATGTCGCCCTCGCAGCCATCATCAATCTGGTATTCGACGCAGTAGTCACCGCCTGGGAAGTAGACCGGAACCTCGATGATTGGAGGTATCGTGAACTCGGCGCCGTTGATATCGACCCTCAATATCCCTGGCTGCACCTGGGCAAGCTGCGTGACTGGGTCGAAGGTCCGGACGTGCCCAGGAAGCGAAGTGCAAACGCCTTTCATCACCTCGCGAAAGGCGTCACGCATCATCTTGGCCTGCTTGGTTCGGCCTTCTTGTTTGAGCATTTCTCGCTCCAGCCTTTGTCGTAGGCAATAAAAAACCCGCCGAAGCGGGTTTGTTAAATTTCATGATGCTGGTTCTAATTTATCTGGCGTTTCCGAAACCGTCAGTCAGCACGCCTTTTTGGCTGTACTGACTGCTGATCAGCTTGCCAATCTTGGCGTCTACCTGACGCAGGCTGGACAACATTCCTTTGGTAGGTCCGCCACTCAGCGATTTGCATCCCATGCGCGCCAGGTAAAGGTCGTGCTCTCGAATCGATACGGACATGGCGTTGTAAATTTCCATGTTGCTTGATCTTAGAGCCAGCGTAACGGCGCCCGCACCATATAACGGATCATTGGCCGCATTCACGACGCCAGAACCAGAGCTCAGCGCGGTGTCGACATAGTTGTACATCTGCCGACCATCGCACTGGCCGCCATCATCAGCCAGCGCGATGAATGGCAGCATTACTGCTGCGGTGAGGATAATCAGACCTGGCTTCAACATTTAAGGGCACCAACGAGGCTTTGGGTATTGCTCGGAAATGTAGCAGATCGCCAGCGCAAGTCCTTGACCAGTCGTCATCGCACGAACTGCTGCCCCCGCATGTAGGACGTATTGACGGAGGCAACAGCCTCGCCACGGGTGATTACCCCGTTACGGCTCACGTCCAGGCCGGAGTTGGCCGCGTACTCGCGCTGGTAGGGGCCGCTGTCTCGCTCCCACATCACGTATGAGTCTGGGCGCCCAACCGCCGCCGGCCATAGAACGGCCAGGTAGGCGTCTCCCAGGTTGCGGATGCGGCCTGAGTAGGGCTTGTAGTACGCCTCCACGTAATCGAGTTGGCGCACGGCGGTCATGCGGGCGAGCTGGGCAGTGGATGTGCCGACCTCGCGCGCAGAGGCTTCCAGGAACTGGATAAGGCCCGTTGCGGTGCTGCCTGGGTTTCGCGCCGCAGGACTGAACGTGTAACCAGTCTCGAAGCCCATCACGGCCATGAGCCAGTTCGGGTCAATGGAGAGTCGGCCGCCTATCTCTCGGACCTTGACCCGGAATGCCTGATCAACCCTGGCACCCCAAACCAGCTTTCCGTTTTGCTGGGTTTCGGTCTCGGTAGCGGTCGGCGTTGTCCCGGCGCGCAGACCGTCGATCTCGGTTCGCCACAGGTCGCTGTGCGAATCGCCTGAATGCTTCATCGCGAAGATGTTGTATTCACCATTTGCGGTGGCGTCTCCAGTCAGCTCCGTAACGAACAGGTTGCCGGTATTGAACGTGGCGAACTCGCTTTCCACGTTGATCTTTCCGTTGATTCGCAGTGCGGGATTGAGCTGCACGGCGACGAATACGCCAAGGCCGTCGGGCCCGCGGGAAACCTCGGGGATGCCGATCATCCCGCTAAACTGATCAACCCTCACCACCGTGGTGGTGCGCGGCATATTCGGCTTGGTGACGACGATGCGCCCGCGGTCCTGCATCCACTCGAATTTGTAGGCGTATGCCAGGTCGGTCATCGCTTGCGGGATGTCGCCGTCAACCACGAGACCCGAAGAAAGCGGCCTGGCGTCGGCAAACTGAGCATTGTCGATATCGATTGGAAGCGGCCACGCCGCAGCAAGGGCGCGGATTACTTCCTCTACCCTGGTGCCGATGCCAAATGAAAGCTGGGCAGACGCCCGATCGGTGGCCGGCTGCCCAGACCTGCAGATCAGCCGCGTGATGATCTCCGGCGAACCTGGCTCGCGCTCGCGCAGGGTGTTGGTCACGTACCCGGTGAACACCGCGTCGACGTTGTCTTCATAGCCTGCCCGAAGGACGATGCTGGACTTCTGTGCAACATTTGATCCTTTGTCCAGGTTGTATAACCGAATGTCCGCAAACGAAAGCGCATCGCCTGGGGATATATCGATATTGAACTGGATGCGGAACTGCCGGCTGCCGATCTGCTGGCTGATGTACGGCTGCCCATTCACATCGATCGACCAGACTTGCTTTCTCATGTTTCCACCAAAGGAGGTATCCAGACGAGGAAGTTTTCGATGCCGAGGTTATCCAGGGTCACGTCTTTACCAGTGAACACCATCTGTCCAATACCAGTTCGGTAGCTTTTTATGGTGTCGCTGCCAGGCTCAAGCATTGCGCCGGCGACGATCCGGCTACCGTCGCGCAGCAGGTTCATGGACCATGCGGGCACGTCGAGGTATGAGATAAAGTCGATTTCGAAGTCGATCAGGTTATCGCCAAGCTGCACGCCGAACCGCTGGTGGGCATTGGCGGACCCGGCACGCAGTGGGATTGTGTACATCAGGCGACTCCGTCAAGAATTCCGTTAACCGACTTTACGACGCTGTCGGATGCCTCTTTGGCTATCGCCTGCCCGCGGTTGATTGCGCGGGTTAATGCCGACTTTGATGGGTCACCATCGCGAAGCTGGCTTTGCGTGCACTGGTAATCTCGGCCAATCCGATCAAGCTCAATCACCTCCTGCATCTCGACTACAAACTCAAGGCCGCCCTCGTTGCGCGGCTCCTTGGTTCTGGAGAGGCGCGTGATGGCCATGTTCTTGAGCAGGATGTCGCCGGCATCGATGTCAAACGGGTCGTAGGACTGCATCAGCCAGATCAGGAAGTCGAGGGTGGTGCTTGCCCTGGTCTCGTCGCTGCCGGCAAGCCAGCCCGCCGACAAGCCGGCAACCGTGGAGACGATTGGGTTGTCGGTCAGATTGGAAAGCGCGCCGCCGAGAAAATCCGTCAGTTGCACCTTGACCGGGTTGTTGCTGATCGCGCCGGTCATGGTCCACTTGAAGGGGTTCAGGATTCGGTGACCGGCAATCCTGACGCCCGACTCAATCGGGATGGATGTGATCGTCACCGTTGCCTCAAACGTGTCCTCAAGCACAGCGTCGAACGCATAGCCAGCAATGGTCGGGGCCTGGCGCGTGAATACGTTGATGATGCTCACGGCTATCGCTCCGTTGTGGTCTTGAGGTCGCTCAGCGTGTCGTAGTTCTGTCGCTCGTTGACCTGCATGATTTTTGACTCAAGCGCCTGGCCGTCGATCTGGATGGTTGCGTTCAGGCTGCTTTCAACCTTGATCGGGATTCGATTCAGCGCACCGGCCAACGCCTCGGCATTGGCTTGGCGGTCTTCGTCCGGTGTGGCTCCGCTCAATGGCGGCATGCTGTCGGAGGCCGATCTGTCCCTGTGCTCAAGGAAGTCGACATCCTCCTGGGAACGGATGACCTTGCCCGTGTATTCCTCGGGCTTTTCATACTTGAAGCTGCTGCTTTGGGTTGGATTGCCATCGCCTCCGAACATCAGCTCCATCGGGCCTTTGATTCTTTCCAGCCCAGTGACGCCCTTGAGCATGTCGTCGAAGCTGCTGGCAGCCTCGCCATAGCCCGGCACGTACTCATTCAAGGATCGGTTGAGCAGGTTCGATCCGATCGCGCCGCCAGTAATTGCCATACCGGCAGTACCTGACTTGCTGATAAGACCCCCGACCGATTTCAGCCCCAGCTTGGCGAGCGTTGCGCCAACCACTGCTGCAACGGACGAGGCGCCCAGCGCGGCTGTTGCTTCCGGGTTGTTTGAGGCGTAATCAATCGCACCGCTGATGTTTCCGCGATGGTCCTTGAGGAATTCGTTGAGTGCGCTTCCGGCGCCAATAAGGCTTTTCATGAACTTCTCGGACAACTCATTGCTGACGCCGTCGATGATCAGCCCAAACTCAGCCGAGTTTTCGGCGAGCTTCCTTGCGTTATCGGTCAGTTGGTCGACGCTTCCGGTCAGCGAGTTGGCCCGCTTCATGGTGTCGTCCAGCTTCTCTATGCCGCCGGCCAGCGAGCGGAATACGCCGTCTGACAGCCCGAGCGAGCTTTGAACCTGGGCGCGCTGCCCCTCATCCAGCTTGGGAATCATCTCCGCGAGCGCGCGCATGAACTCTTCGCCAGTGCTGGTCTGATACAGCGAACTGACATCAATGCCGGCCGTTGCCAGATCATTGATTGGTCCGGCACCACCCTTTAGGCGAAGGTTGTTTTGGATTTCCTCGAAGCGCTTCAGGGTATCGACGGCATCCTCTGCGTCCCCACCCATCAGCTTTAGGGCATTGCCATAGTTGTACACGGCGGCTTGAGACGTGCGCAGGTTCTGCGTGGACATGGCCAGCTTATCGACCCTGCCCGCGACGCCAACGATAGCGCCAGCAGCCGCACCAAATGCACCGACCAGTGATGCAGAAATGCCCAGCGCGCCCGACTTGATTCCATTCAGGCTGGCGTTGATCTTCTTGTCGCCAGCTTCAAGGGCTTTGGTGTCATAGCCGATGCCGATCAGGAATGACTTCAGTACTTTGCTAGCCATTCTTCGCAGCCTCGTATTGATCCCACAGTTCGTCCATCGCCTGATTGAAGCGCTCCACGCTCGCTAGAGAGTGGGTGCCGTCTTCAAGCTGAGCCCAGGTGCAAAGCGGCGGGCAAACCCCGACAATCCCCACACAGGGCCGCATCAGGAACCAATTTACTGCGCTGCGCTTGCCGCCTCTTCCTGCCGAGCGCCTTTTGCGCCGCTTGGCAGCCAGTCGAAAAAATCGGAGAGGTTCCAGCGCAGCAGTTCGGCCAAGAGCTGGTTGTACTGCACCATCTTTCCGCCGAAGTCGGCGACGGTGACCGGGCGCTCGGTGCCGTTGATCAGCACGCGAGCCATGATCATTTGCGCGACCTGGGATTTCACATCCTGGCGCATCGACATGAACATGGAGCACAGAACCTGATCATCAACCTCAAGATCAGCCGCTGCCGCCGTGGCGAATCGCTCCAGCACGGCGGCAGACAGCAGGGACATCAGGCGGTCTTGGTCGACAGCGCTGGCCATGGCGGCGTTGTACTGCACGCCGCCAACGGTGAATGATTTCACGCTCATCTATCAGCCCCTTGTCGCTTCCCAGATATTGAAGTGCATCGTGAACTGGTCGTCCGTGATGGTGGAGCCGGCCCGGCCGCGCTGGCCGTCGTTCGCGATGAGGCCTTCAGAGCCCAGAGCTGTTTCCAGCGTGCCGATTTGGGTAAAGGTCAGCGTGATGTTGGCGTTCGAGTTCAGTAGCCCCTGCACGTATGCGGAGTCGGACGAACCCGGGTTGAGGTAGACGTTCACCTCCCGGCCCGGGTTTTGGCGGTCCATGCGGCAGGCGTTCCCGCCCTGCCCCCGGCGCAACTGGCTGCGGGCGTCGATCGGCGCGTCCGTGTAGGGGGTAGCGGTTTCGCCCCAGTCCTGGATCTGCCGGCCATTGATGGTGACGACGGTCAGGTCGTTCGAGAAATTACTCAGGCTCATGGGTCACCTATCAATAAACGTCGAGGTCGGCTTCAACGATGTGGATTGCGCCGGCGCGGAACAGGCGAATGCGGAGTGGTGCGGACTTGCGGGCGCTGCGATCAGCGTCCGACAGGTCGAGGATGTCCTCGGGCTTGGTTAGGATCTCGAAACCTGCGGTGTACTTCTCGAGACCGTCGTCCGGGTCGGTATAGTTGCGCGGGCCGAGGTAGCCATTGCTGATGAACTGTTGCATGGTCGCCCGTGCGGCGCCGATCAAGACGGCCTGTCCCACAGGGGTTTGTGCGAGCTTAGTGACCTGCTTGCCGAGCGTGTTGTAGAGCGATGTGGTCAGGAAGTTGATGCAGGCCGCCAGATTGACCACGTCATCAATAAACTCGCCGTATGCGCTGTGCGTCAGTGTGTTCAGCCAGCGACCCGAATCTGTCGAGCCTTGGTTGTCCACGACCGTGTAGAAGACAGCCTTCTTCTTGTCGCTCTGCATGGCCGAGTAAGCGGTTCCGTCCAGCGACTCTGCGGTAACCCCGGGAGACTTCTTCAGTTCGCCCGTAATAGTCGAACGGTCAGCGCTGTAGTTCACTGCGGCGAAGTGCTTGGCTAGCGCATTGCCTGAATAGGCATCCGTGGCGTGGCACGGGGTGGCGCTGAATCGGAAACCACCGGCAGTCAAGAGGGAGGCGATATCGTCAGTATCAGCGGGATCTCTGATTTCAGCGGCTGACGCGCCAGTCTGGTTGTTCATGTTGAACGAGGAGTTATCCTCGCACCACTGAGCGATCAACTGAGCCTTTGCCTTGTCGGCATAGATCGGGGCGGTCCAAAACGTCCAGAACCACCAGAGCTTATTCCTGCCCTTGTTCATCGTTGCAGTAATGGTGGCATCAGCAGTGGCAGCGCCGTAAACCTTAAGTTCGCGGGTTGCCGGCGTGCCGCCAAGCCAGCGCTGAGCCGCCTTGTACGTCTCAGTGGTGTCGGCGAAGTCTTCAGACAGCGCGACCAGCGTGAAGTACGTCCGGTACGTGTCCACGGCAAAGCCGACGGGCAATTCGTCTTCAGGGGCGAACAGCATGGCGCTGGCAAAGTTTGCATTGCCCAGGCCTGCCGGGCTGATCCGGGCATTAATCCGGATGATGTTGGTAGCTGGATAGCTCACTGTGCTAGCTCCAATGGTTTATGTGGGGATGACTTCCACGGTGAAAGTCTCAATGACCCGCGCTTTTTCGTCCTGGAATGCCACTTCGGCGCTCAGGATGTTGTTGATAGCCGGAAGGCTGCTGGTCTCGTACATCAGGCGGATGGTGATCTGCGCCCGCTGCTCGAAGTTGGCCGACTGAAGGCTGGTGAGGTTGTTCACTGCATCCGTGCTGTTCCAGCCGATCTTGGCCCTGAAAAGCATCATGCTCACATCGGGGCGCTTATTGGCCTGCTTCAGTCGCTCGGCGTACATCAGCGCCTCGCCGCGATAGAAGTTGATGCTTGCCGAGCACATGATCTGCGCTCGCACATCGACCTCCACCTGATCGCCTGGGATGTCGCGCGACACGATGTTGGCCTGGCCGCGCTCACTGATGGACTGCCTGGGCGTGATCGTTGCGTATGCGCCCTTGGGCGCCGGCATGCTGCCTGGCCCGACCTGATCCGCAAGGATGCACTCAGGCACGCCGGTCGCCAGCATCACAATAGGGCGCAGCTTCTTGAACAGTTCTTCGTTAGTCATGCTGGGCCGCCTGACTGATCGTCGATGCGCATAACGATGACCTTGCAGTAGTTCCGCCAGTACCTGTTGTCACACTTGGTGGCCTTCCACTGCTGCCCTAGGAACTCCCAGGTGCCGGTCTGGTCGATCAACTGCATCTCGCCCTGGTTGATGTAGATGCGGCGCACGTCGGTGATCCGCTCGCCACCCTGACGGATGAAGTCGATCTCCCTGTCGCTGGCCTGCTGGATATTAACGATGTAGGGCTTGGTCTCGGTCGCGCCGGGAACCCATATCCCTTCTACCCACTGGCCATCTACCGATACGGTACGGCTCGCAGCGACACTGACGAACACGTCGTCAATGTGGCCTTCCATGCTCAGGCTCATTCCAAGCCCTCCGTCACGGGACCGATAGAAACTTTGTGGGTGACCGACTGGCGCATCGCGCCGGAGTCGATAAGCGGGTTGCTGCTGCCTTTCTTGCGGATGGTCGATGCGGCGTTGGGCGGCGTCTTCAGGTCAGTCATGTAGACCTTCACTTTGCCTACGGCCACCGCGCCGACGGCCTCAAGGATCTGGTCCATCGACTGCCCGGCCTCCATGCCGTCTTGGATGGTCAGCAGCACTTCAGGCGTGGCGCTTGCAACGCCAGGCTCAAGCCACTCCCTTGCCGGGATATCGATGTTGTGCGGCTGGGTTACGCCCAATTCCATATAGCCCGCACCCTTCTTCAGGAAGCGGACCTCGTCACGGTCGGCGGCGGCCTTGCTGGCGTATCCGTAGGACGTGCCGCCAGGGTGCTTGATTGTCGCGCCAAAGTTGAGCATCGCACCAAGGCCAGCCATGGTCAGGTCGCCCGACTCAACATTACCGGCCTCTTCATGGATGCCGACCGTCACCACCTTGTCGGACCGAAGCGCGGCGAGCTCTTTCGACAGCTCGTCCTGCAGCTCCTGGAAGCCGATCAGCTCAAGATTGATCATCTAAACCACCTTGGCGCCAATCCCGGCGCGCTTTTTCAGCCGGTAGAACTGCTGGCCGAAGTTGGTGTAGGTCAGCCAGTCGGTGCCCGCGTCCATCATCTGCGGCACGCGGTAGGCGATCGATTCGTCACCGACCGACTTCTGGGCCACGTTCAGGCGCGCATCGGAGCCGGGGGCCGCCGTGGAGCCAAGGGTGGAAAAGTTGGTCGCCAGCCAGTGGGCGGCGAAGTACTGCATGCCGCGCCACTTGAAGTTGTCGCAGGTCAGCTCCAGCGCACCCCACCGGCCTGAGCCGGTCTCGGTGCCAGCCTCGCAAAGGGCCTCGACGATGTACTCGTCGGGCCACTTCACTGGATCGATGAACGCCTTCATCAGGGGATTGCTGCGGAAAGCCGCAATCATCTCAGGGGTGATTATCATGGGCTCTCCAGCTATGAATGGTTGGGCGCTAGGCGCCCGGGTATTACTCGGTCTTGGCAGCCTTGGCGATTTCTTCCAAAAGGCGTGCCTTGCCCCAGGTCTTGTTGACACTTACGCCGGCGCGGCCAGCCCGCTCGCGCAGATCCTCGATGCTTTCTTCGCCGCCGTCTTCGTCTTCGCTTTCCAGCTCATCGGCGCCAACGCGGCGCAGGTCACCGTTTTTCAGCAGAGCTTTGACGAAATCGATCTTCGCCACGGCATCCGGCACTTCGACCGCGGGGTTTTCGCCCGGCAGGATCGGGTAGCTGGTCTCTTTTTCGCCGACCAGATGGTTGATGGTGATCAGTCGTGCTGCTTCGTTCTTCAGGAACATGTCGAATCCTCGCCCGGAATCATTGGCCGCCGCCCCGGGCATAGCGGAAGCGGCCACGGATCGGCTGGTTAGAACTGGTCGCGGTACGCGCCAGAGAACGGGTAGCGGAATTCAACGCCGCTGATCTTGTACTCGCACGGCACGTTGACCTTCAGATTCCACATCTGGGGAGCCAGGGAGCGCCATGGGATCGGAACCTGCATGCCCAGGTTCTCGTCGTTCAGCTCGTAAGCGACGATGCGATCCTTGCTGCCGTTGGATACGCCGGCGGCGGCCAGTTGGGCAGCGGACAGTTGCAGGCGGCTGAAGATGTTGATCGGGCGACCGGTCAGCGCGGTGTACTGGTTGTTGGTGCGGAAGTATTCCAGCATCGTCTTGTCGGTGATGGTGCCCATTCGCTTGTTCGAGATGAACGCGAAGCGGGCAGCATCCAGGATGATCGTGTCGGGGACGTGAACGGTGGCCGAGTTGATGTAGACATCAACCAGGATCTTGTTCAGGTCGGCGACGATCTGGTCACCGGTGGTCGCGGCGTTGTACCAATCCAGGGTGGAGTTCGACAGCGCCAGGTTCGGGTTGTTGAACAGGCCGGTCATGCCGCGAGCCACATCACCGAAGTAGGCCACACGCTGGGTGTGCTCCTGGGCGCCACGGAAAGCCAGCTTGGCTTTGGAGCTGTCCAGCGGGATGCGCAGTTGTTGCGATTTGCGCAGCTCGTCCAGGCTGTAGCTGTACTTGTTGCCCGCGTAACCGATCGGCACGGACGACTTGTTGGCCGACAGGGTTACGTCCGGCAGGTCGTCAGCACTGGCGCCGATGAACTTGCCCAGGGTCACGCCGTCGTAGCTGATGTAATTCCACTCATCGACCCACTCAGGGAGCGAGGTGTCGACCGGGATCAGCTCGTCGTAGTTGATGGCGGCGTACTTGGCCTCGTAGATACGAGCTTCCAGGTTCGCCAACTGGCTGATGTAGAACGCCAGGCCGTCGTCGAGGGTCGGCAGACCGTCGTTGAAGGTCACTTGGTAAGCATCGCGGCCAATCTGGTGCGCAATAGCGGCATCGATGGCTACGACGATTTTTTTAAGCTGGGTCATGTCGATTAGCCCCCGATCTTCAGAGAAATTTTAGCCAGCGCGCCGGCGCCGGCGGAGCTGACCCATTTGGCGTTCGGGATCAGAACAGCCAGGGTTGCAGCAGCGCCGACCACGTTCGAGAACTGGCCCTGATTGGTGCCGGTGCCGTCGCCGATTACCAGATACACCGGGTCGTCCTTGGAAACCGCTACACGAGCGGTCACCCAGACAGGCGCTACGGTCTCGACCGACATATCGCGCTTGGCGACTGCGCCGACCACATCGGTAGCGGTGTAGGCGCGGTTCAGTTCGCGCTTAACGATGCCGATGAACTGGGCCGCCGTGGAGCCGGCCACAGGCAGCTTGGCGCCGTCGTCACCATCGCTAACGACACCCAGGCCGAACGCGATGTTCACAGTGCCCTTGTTGACTTTGGAGACGGCGTTGGACAGTTCGCCGTCGGCGACCATACCTGCGTAAGCGACGCCGTGATTGAGTGCGTTACCACCTTGAACAGACATGGTCAGGCTCCTTTCTGGGGTTGTTTGTGGGCGCCCGACAGCTTCTGCTTGTGCTGCTGGTATGGGGTCGGCGCGGCGTCAGTGGTCGCCGGGGCGGCTGCGCCATCCTTGGCCAACTGCACGAACTGGGCGAAGAGCGCGGCAGTGTCGCCAGTGGCGGCCTTGGTCTTCTTCTTGCCTTCTTCGTCCATGTCGTCTTCGTCAGGCTCGTTCTCAGCCTCGGCGTCGAAGGCGTACTCGACATAACCGGCAGACTTGTCGCCCCACGCCATTTTCGGACGCTTGATGGCCAGCGCGGCGCGCTTGATCTCGATCACGTCGAGGCTGTCGCAGGTGAACGAGTCGCCGGCGATCTTGCGGGCCTGGGCCTGAGTGCTGCCGATCAGGACGACGCGAGCGTTGATTGCCTCGTCGCCAGAAGCCTTGCGGGCCTCGGCCAGATCTTCGGCTGCCTTGTCAGCGGTTGCCTGGGCCTTATCAGCCTTGGATTCCGCATCAGTGGCGCGCTTCAGCAATCGGTCGAACGAGTCGGCGACCACTTGGGCGTTCGCAGGATCAGCAACATCAACGCTGCGCCCGCTATCGGTGGTGATAAGTACAGGCATTGTGTTGCCTCCTGGGTTGTGGTCGAAGACGCGAGCGATGCCGCCCGCCCTCGCTTTGGTTACCACCGCTTGGTGGTTGATGATGATGTTGCGCTGGGTGTACTCGTAGTCCTGGCCGTCGGCAGTGGTACCGGGGCCGTGGACGTATTCAGCGGTGTAGCCGGCGGAGAGCTCGCACTTTCCGGCGTTGATGTCGTCGATGGTCTTCTGATCCTTGATGATCAGATCGCAGACAACGAAATCCCCGTCTCGCCGGCCGGTCCCGCGGACCTCGCCAACCGAGACGGCCTTGTAGTTCTTCGACGTGACCAGCTCTTTGGGATGATCATTCGTGACCGTCGCGCCGTCGTAGGTGCCCAGGGAAGCGTCGTTGAACACCTCTTCTTCCGGCCGGTACACGCGGACAATGCGATTCGGGTCACCGTCGAGGCCAAGCTCGCGAGCCAGGTATTCCTGAATCCCTGTGCGGGCAACCCTGCCCGGAACCTTGAGGAACCCCTCGTCTGTGTACTCTCGCTGGGTAATGCGATACCCGGCCCGGTCGAAAACCGTGCATTTCATGTTGCGGCCTCGCGGGATGGATGAATTAGCGAAGAACGCCAGGCGCTGTGCGGCCTGCGTCTTGGTTGGCCTTGACCTCGCGGGCGCTCACTGGGCGCGCAATGCATCGGCAGGAATAGTCAGAGCCAGGCTTGATCGGAACGCCCTTGTCGCTCAACGGCAGGTTGTCCCAGCGGTAGATACCTTTGCCGTATGCGGTGACCTTCTCGTCGATGACCCGGTGTCGGTGACGAACGCGGCTGTCGTCTGAGTCTACCCATTTAAAGAATTCAAAGCCGGCGCCCTTCTGCTGCTTCTCGGCCAGTTCGCCTTGAATCTTCGATGTCTGGTCGCGGGCGATCATCTTGGCGCGGCGCTGCGTCACGCCGAACTGCTCCTGCAACGCCTTCTCGATGTAGCCAGGCCGCATGCCGGAGCGCATGTTCGCCATTACCAGCGTCTGCACCTCTTCCAGGTACTTAGCGGGGATGGATTTGATCAGTTGGGCGTTCTGTTGGGCCGAGGCCTTCAGGTAGTCCTGCATGACGCTGTTGCCGCTGTACACGTCGATGCCGGCCGACTTCTTCAGGTCGCGCTCGGACTTCTTGAGCGATGACTGAACGAACTCGCCGGCGATACGCGCACCGGCGGCCTGAACCGTCGGTGACGACCAGCGACTCACCAGAGTGGATATGGCGTTGATGATCAGGTCAGACCATGCGTCAGTCGTGACAACCGCGTCCTGCGTGTACTCCGGCGCGAGCTGGCGAACCAGCGGCATCACCTCCTTGGCGATGTCCGCTTTGATCTGCTTGACCAGCCGCTGCAGCTTGGCGTTGTACTGGATGCCGATCATGCTCATGGTCATTCAACCTTGTCGTCGTCATCCACCGGGTCATTGAACATCGTCAGATCCTCGTCCTCTTCCAGCGCGGCGATCTTCTCGTCGTCGAACTGGTAGAGCTCTTCGGCCTGCAGGCGGCGCTGAATCTGGCTGGTGGTCACAACCCCGCCGTCCTTGTAGAGCATGTCGGTCTCGGCCTTGGCCTTGTTCGCAGCAGCGATCTGCACCGCATCGGGCTGCTTGAACGGGTTCCAGACGTAGTTGAAGTCGTCGAGCCAGTGGCCCGTGGCCGAGCGCACCATCACCTCGTCGAGCTGGCGCAGGCCCGGGTCAATCTGGGTCAGGCGCCGCGATGAGAGGTGGTTGTAGTAGTTGGTGTCGTCGCCCTGGCCATCGTTGCCCAGGCCCTTGGCCGACTCGCCGAACAGGCGCGTTACCGGGATGCCAGCGGCACCGGCGATCCATGTCATGAGCAGGTCAAGAACCGGCGCCACCCCGGAAAGGTCCAGGGTCTTGCGGTCGTAGGTCTCTTCGTCATCCAGCAGCGCCAGGTTGATCGAGGACTTCATCATGCTGAACAGGGCGTAGCGCGCCGTGATGGCGTCATCCTGATCGCTGGCCAGCTCATCCGAGAGTCCGACACGCTTGATGATGTCTACGTTCGCTTCCTGCATCAGCTCTGCAATGCCGTCCTTGCTGGCGACCATGTCCATCACGTCGTCGAGGCACTTGCGCAGCTCTGAGTCACCCCAGCCCTGCGTCTGCGCGCGCTGGCGACGTGGCAACTTGGCACCAGCGAACCGGGCGAAGTGCGTCCAGTGGATCATCTGGGCGCCGGCGGCGATGGTGTAGAACTCAGGCTGCAAGTAGTTCGCGGCCAGGATGTTGGTCTGGTTCAGGTCCATCGCCGTCATGTCGAAGCGGTCGATGACGAGCAGGCGGTACAGGTCGCCCTTCTTGATCTTCTCCGGCTTTAGCGGCTTGGTCAGGTCCTGGTTGGTCAGCATGAGGATGCCAGCGCCACCGTACAGGCGCGCCCAGCTTGTAGCCTCGCTCACCATGGCCGGCAGTTGCAGGCGGTCTTCCTCGGCTCGGATCACGTCCGCATCGTCGCACTTTAGGGTGCGCCACTCGCGGGTCATGTCCTCGGCTGGGTAGTCAACGATCGCCCTGGCAAGCCAACTTGTTTGATATGCAGCATCCAGCTGCTGGAAGTCGTTCAGGAAACCATATTGGAACTGGTTGTGTGAGCGCTTGGCCTTCTGCGTGCCCAGGCCGGACACGACGTTCACCAGGCCGTCACTCGACGACTTGATCTGCGCCTCGTACTTCTGAGCGGCCCGAACAAGGGCTTTGCCCAGCTTTTTGTCTGCTGGCACTAAGCCCTTCTTGCTCATGGGGTCACCGAATTGGTTATAGGAGGTCGCGGATCGATCGCTTGCCTTTGATGTAAACCTCGGACAAGGCGTCGATCATTACGTCTGTCTGGTCGTCGTACTTGTGGCTGTCGTCGGCGGTGAAGGATGCGACCTCACACACGAACTCGTAGTTTTGGCTGTCGTCGTAGGGCAGGCAGACCAGCTTGGCAGCGTGGAAGCCTTGAACGTCCAGGGCGCGGGTCAGCTTGTCGCGGTCCCGAGGTACTGGCGTCACCTTTAGCGGCAGGCGCTTCTCCATCTCCTGGATCAGGCCGGTACCGCTTGATTTGTCTTCGACGTAGACCCGACGCAGGATGCCGTTGGCCTTCCCGTTCTTGGCCCAGGCGCCTTTGACGAACGCCTCAAACTCACGGCGCAGCGTCTTCGCGTCCATCCGGCCGCGCTTCATGCCGACCCGGTAGATACGGCCCTCGAACACGCCCCACTCAGCGAATACCGTCCAGTCGTTCCAGGTGTTGGTCTTCTGGGCGGTGTCCGCAGTGATGAAGCGATAATCGAACTTCTCCGGCAGCGGCAGATCAGCACCAGCATCCACGTCGCCGTAATACTGGAAGTCATCAGCCGAGAAGATCCCGCCGTCGAGCGTGTCGGGGTCTTGCATGTACTGACTGCTGAAGGTGTACGGGTGAGCCGTGCGGAGCGCGATCAGGTCATGAACGCTCTCCTTGGCCGGCCAGTACGACCAATAGCCGTCTACTTGCTCAGACCCGCACACGCTCTTGATGCAGCGCTCGCGGATGCCGTCGGGCAGTGAGTCGATGTATTCCTGATTGACCAGGGCCGGGATCTTGATGTGCAGATCGATCTTCAGGCCCATGCCGCCCGACAGCAGGAACGCGGTCGAGTCGTCGATGTGTCCGCGCTGCTGGATGGCTACGAACGGCGTGCCGCTGTGCGCCTTACGGCTGCGCAGGGTGTTCACCAGCCGCGTGTGCGACTTGCGGCGCTTCGCCTCACTGAAGAGGTCGTCGATCTTGTCCCAGTCATCCGCCTGTATGTGACCGGTGTAGCCATCACCCATGTAGCCGCCACGGACACCCGTGATCTGGCCGCCACTTGAGCGGCTGAACAACTGGTGGATACGCTTCCCGTCACGAGCCAGTGTCCAGTCGTCAACCTTGTCCTTCTCGATCTCGAAGGGATAGAACTCGCGGAACTCGGTCGATTTGACCAGGGAGCGGCTTCGCTCGCTGTTCTCGTCTACCAGGCTCTTGGAATAGCTGGTGTTGAGGATGCGCACCCGGCGGTGCTTCACCATCGTGTAGACCGGCAGGTGCACAGACCAGAACTCGGTCTTTGTACCGCCTGGCGGGATGTTCACGACGATGTTCTGCGCGTCACCGGCAAGCATCTGGCGGGCGGCGTAGTCGAAGTAGTGGTGGTGCCAGTTCGTCCTGAAGCTGTCGCCCTGCGTGATGTTGAACCACAGGCTGGTAAAGGCCAGGGGGCTATGCTCGCCCGCCGCGACCAAGGCGGAGCGCTCAGCTTGGCTCAGCGCGTCCCACTCGATCGGTTTGATAGCCATCAGTCCACCAGCTTACCTATCAGCGCGGTGATGAGTGATGCGTCGACTGGCGATCGCCCGGTATCACTACCCGGCGGCTTATCACCTTCAGCCTCATCAAGATTGAATGCTTGCCGCTCAAGGGAAACGAGCGTCTTCAGGGTGTCGGCCATCTCCTTCATTGTCTTGGAGCGGCCCGGCAGGCTGATCACCTTGCCGTACAGATCGTTCCGCTTGTCGAACCCGTTATCGTCAGGGTCGCGCATGAGCTCGCCCAACTGATCGAACAGTTCGCGGTTGTCCGTCAGTCCTTCCAGCTCGTCCAGCAGCTTGTTGGTGAGTCGGCGCCCACGAGCAATGTCGCCTCGGTGCGCCATCCTGATGCTTGCAATGGCCTGGGCATTGATCTCGATTACGGCTTTATCTGATACAGCGCGTTCTGCTGTTACATCAGCTGTTACAGCCTGCCTTGTTACAAGGTCGTTCGCCTTCGCTTTGATCTTCGCGGACAGGTCCTGAACCCATCCAAACTTCTTTGCACGCCGGGCAATAGCCACATGATTTGGGCCGGGGCATGCAATGGCGATTTCACGCAGGGACAGCACACCAGCCCTGTAGAGCTGCTCGATGCGCTCCCAGTCGGTGGGTTGCTTGTCGATCATGTGAATCCTTTCGCGCCACGATTTGGCGCATTCGAAAACGTGGCGCTGGTTACTTGCTCCGGCGCTCTATACCACCAGGCGCCTTGTCACAGCTCAGGCAGCGCTCGCAGTTCAGCGTCCTGCACAGCCAGGCCTTTACCGTCTGCCAGTAGGTGACCATGAAGATGTGCCGGGCGCCGGCAAGGGCCAGGGACACATGAAGCGTCAGACCTGCGGTGGTCGGGCCAAAGAAGATGTTCTGACTACGCACCATCACGACGAAACCGGTAATGGCGATGGTCGAGTAGATCAGCTTCCCGAGGATTCCGTCTCTCACCTTGCCGCTAAGTACACACCAGGTCGCCCACAGTGCGATCAAGCCGCAAGCTATGGAGTTGATCAATTCAAGGTTCATGGTGGATTGCCTCCCCCGAACCGCTGGCGGATAAGCGCCCAGAGGTCAGCGGATTTGATGGCTCGATTGATGGCCGCCAGGAGCGAGCCGCCGAATGCGCCCAGCAGGAAGCCGATGCCGGCGACGATCTTCGGCTCCGTAACGCCCAGGTAGGTGCTGACCATGCTCGTCAAATAGATCGAGCAGGCCATGCCGGTGATCAAGAAGACCATCCAGGCGCGCCAGTCGGACAAGTCGTCCTTGTGCCACCAGCTCGCAACAACAGCCCCAATCAGGCCCGCAATCAGCAATTCGAACCTGTCGATCTTGTCGAGCAGGCGCTGTAGGTACTCCATGCGCTCGACTCCGTGGGGCATGTTTGAAATAGGTCAGCCCCGGCGGCACTCCCAGCTCAGAGCGAAGGGTGTGGCGGGGCCGAAAACGAAAAGGCCTCAGTGAGTGCCGGGGATTTAAGGCTGTACGCGATGCTCAGGCGGTGGCATGTGAGCAAATGTCGCCACCGTCTTTCCGCCCTCTAGCACGTATGTGTTGCCAGCGGGAGAGAACGTTTCAATCTCGCCCTCAATATCTGCCACCTGAATTTCCGGCAAGCCGCCGGGGCCTCGACCAAACGCGATGCTTGACCGATTGGCGAGGTGGACAAGCGTGAAGCTCTTGGACGGATGGCTATCCGCGAGGTCTTCGCTACCCATCATTTTCAAAGTCAGCATAGTGTTTCTCCTGGTTCTAGTAGTGGTGTTGCGGGCACAAAAAAGCCCCAGCGAATGCTGAGGCCCTGAATAGGTGCGCGTGTCTTCCCACGCTGCCGGCCAAAGACCTTCCCAGCGTCGACGCCCAAGTGCATCGATCTCGCCGACCTGGTCTCGCGCCACCCTGGAAGCACAGTGAGGTCAGGGTGCGCGGGCTGCCGGTGTTGATTCCGTACGTCGCACTACCCGGCTATCGACGTCCAGGCCTTCCCGAGGGCTGTCCTGGCTACAGGTAAAACTACAGATTCTTTTTGTGGATGCGCCAACCCATGGCGACACCGGGGTGCAGATACTCTCCGGTGCGTGGATGGCGCGAGAAGTCGGTCTCGCCAACTTGGCGTGCGACCGCCTCCCAGGCCGCTCTGGCGCGTTCCAGCAGATTGCTTTTGGCTTTCAGCTTCATGCGCAGCTCCAGAAGGTTGAATTTGAGGCAATAAAAAACCCGGCGCGGTGGCCGGGTTCTTTTTAGTCAGTCCTACACACGCAGGAATGACAGGATGGGTGAATAATGCGACATGGCGACATGACATTGCAAGCCCTTTTGAGGGACTATTTTCATGCAGCCTCTACCGCCAGCACGCCAACCGCCTCAAGCATGTGCTGGGCGTCTACCAGCGCTTCGTTCACAAGACCTTCCAGTGCGCCCTTGATCGACTTATTCCAACGCTGATAGGTGCGCTCTGTCAGGCCCTGGGAATCCCAGTTCGTCATGTCGTAGTTCGAGTCGGCCAGGACGATCATCTCGCCCGGCTTCGTTTCAGCCACTGACCTGGCGTGCTTGTTGGCGCGGGCAGCATCGGCGTCAGCCGCTTTGTTGCGCCAATCCCACTGCCCCTCATCCTTGTTTTCCCGATGCTTTGGAGCTTTGACCTCGACCACGGCGCGCTGGATACCCTTCGACTGCTGCGGAACCGCCCAGACCAGCACCGCCTGCTGAGTGAAGCGCAGCGGCGCCGGTGAGGACACAACCGCAACAAGCCGCCCGATGGAATCGATCTTGCGCCCGCGGTGGGTGCTGTACTTCGCCACCAATGCATTCCAGTGGCGCGGGCTTAGCTGGGCATGCAGAAGCTTGTGCACGATGCAGTCAGCAAGCAGGGCCGCATCCTTTCCGGTGATCTCCCCCTTCAGTTTGCTGGTCTGCACTCGAGGCTCGACGTTGCACCCTCCGGCGCTGTTGATGGTTTCCGCTGCCAGGGCGCGGACGACGGCAGAAATGACGTTTTGGTAGTTCATGCTGCCTGCCCCTTCTTGAGTTCTCTGGTCTTTGCCCGGTATTCAGCCTTGATGGATTTCACTTCTACGCGGCATTGCATTGGATTCGAGCCTCCAGGCGCAGGCACTTTTTTTTAAAAATTGCCTTGATACGTTTCAGGTATGGAATGTCGTGCCGAGCTACCGAATGGTTGCTTTCAAGCCAATCGACCTTGTTCTGACCTATTTTTTCGATGAGCTTCGGCCTATAGCCGGCAATGTTTCCGCTCAAGTGGTTATTGCAAACGGAGCAGGCGCGATTCATGTTCCAGAGGTTGTATCTGATGTGAGGTGCCGCCCCAACGCTGCGGAAGTGAGAGCAATGCCATTGGCCACCCCAGGTCGCCGGCTTGTCGCAACTGATGCAGCCCAGATGTGCGTCACGCAGACGGACGTAGCGGTTTATGACTGCCTGGGCTTCCTTGGCGTGATCGCCGCGACTTTTCAGGGCCTCTTTACGCTCCCTGATGTCACGCCTCCCGACATCGGCAATAGCCTTGCGCGCGCTTTCCTGGCCCTTCTCCGACTTTCCGTAGGCGATGGCGCACTCGATCTCTCCGCACACCGCCTGCGAGCTTCTGGAGGGTGTGAACATCACTCGGCACTCTGGGCAGCGCTTGCGGCGTGGTGCGCCAGATTTAAGCGGGGTCTTGCGTTGCAGTGGGGTACGCTTCATACAGCCTCCTTGGCAGGGAATACGGTCCAATTGCCGATCCCGTTCCATACGCCGGCGCCACCCAAATGATTGATTGAGCCGGGGGCGGCGCCGAGCGAAACGGTGAAGAACCCGAACCAGACCTGGGGCGCATATACCCACGATGGGAATTTCCGCCCCTTAAACCCGTGGACTTTCCCGCATGCCCAGCAGAACCGAGTGAAGGACGCCGCGGCAACTGCGGTGTAGATCAAATGGCCGCACACTTTTGCCAGGTTCCAAACCAGCCACCCATTGAATGCCAAGCCGCATCCAACCACCCACCAGACAAACCAGTTGATTTCGCTCATGCTGCCGCCTCCCACTGCTCTGGCATCTGGCCCTTCGGCTCGCTCCAGATCACGCTCTTGTCAGCGCCGAATGCGTACATGCACTCGATCACGTCGCCCAACTCGGCTACGGTCATGCGCTTGGTGCTTTCGCCAAGCATGACCACGCCGCCATTGATGCCCTGGGCCATCCGGATCTCTTGGCGCGCCGCAGCGGTCATCAGCGCCTTCCAGTCCTCGCTATCGAGCTTCTGCATGACGCCATTGACCGGCCACTCAACCTGGCGGGAGATGTCGCCCAACATCGCCCACAGCTTGGCGTTCTGCTCCAGGGTGCGGCGGGACTTCACCGGGCGGACGATCACCTCGACGGCGCCCGCGGCGGACAGCTCGGTGGCGAACAGGTATGCGAGCCGTAGGACTTCACGAACTCGCGCAGGACCAGCCGACCAGAAGTGGCGAGGCTTGTGGATGACGTTGGTCATGACCGCTCTCCTTGCATACGAGCCAACAATTTCAGCTTGGAAGTCTCTTCGCGGGCGGCACGCAGCTCCGGGATTAAAGCCTTGTAAGCCTTATGCATGCCAAATGCGTAGCCGATCTGGCCGCCCATAGCCGCAACAATCAGGATTAGGAATATCAGCTCAATCTCGCTCATGACTGCTCTCCCTGGCCCAGGGCGGCGCGGGCGGCGTCGACATTGATCGATTCGCCAGGTCGCAGGTCATCCCAATGTGCAAGCAATGGCCGCAGAGCGTTGCGCAGCGCCTCTACCTCAGCCTTCAGCTCAGCATTCACCTGCTCGTAGGCTTCGTAGCCGGTGCGTAGGCCGGCGATTTCGGCGCGTAGCTGGTCGCGCTCAGCGAGAATCTCCTGTGCTTTCCTAACGCTCTGCCAATCGCCATAAACACGCAGATTCCCATCCAGCGTCATCCCAACCGTGAAAAGCTCAGTGAGGCGCGCGTTTTCGCGCTGCGCTTCCTGCATGTCCTCGATGTAAGTGATGGCCGCCGACTCAATCTCGCTATTTTCCGTGGAAAGACGCTCGTTCTCGGCCTTGAGCTGGTCGCGTTCCCTGGCGGCGCGGCCGCCGTCCTTGATGAGCTTCTTGATAGCCACAGCGCCGGCCTTCAGGCTTCCGCGCATGCTTGAACAGTCAGCGCTCAGCCGCTCGTTCTCGGCGATCATGGCCAGGATCGTCTCTGGATTGGCGGCAAGCACCAGATCCGCATAGTCCTTGTTCTGCGCCATGAACTCGGGAAAGGACCGGTTCTGATGAACGTCAAAGACGATGCCGTTGTCGTTGCGGATGTACAGGGCGCCGTGGCTGCGCATGAATCGAAGCAGCTGGTGCTGCTGGCACGCCTCGGCAATCGCTTTTAAATCGCGGGAGTCATTCATTCGGCGAACTCCTTGAGCAGTTGGCGTGCGCCCATGACGGCGCCCTTGTCGCCAGATGTGCGGCTAATATCCTTGAGCCATTCCAGCATTCGGGTGTTCTGGGCTTTCAGGTCGATGACCATGCCAAGCAATGCGTCGCCGTCATCGTCCATGTCGGACTTGAGTGCTTCGCCAATCGCGCCAAGGTCGCAGGCAGCAGCCAGAAGCATGCGTTTGTGCGATTCGAGATCCTTGCGCAGCACCAACGCGTCACGCCGATGAGTACTGGCAATGCCGACGAGCTTTTTGGCGCGCGCCGCCCTTGCTAGCCTTTTCGCCTTCAAGGCATCGTTTTCGGTCTTGAGCTGAAGTCGCTCGTCCACCGCCACTTTCGATCCGACACGCCAGCCCTCGGCGTAGCCTGACTTCCAGCTTTCGTAGCCTGATTGCGCTTCCGGCTGTGCGGGATCCACACCCACAAGGGCATTCCAATCCGCCATGCTTGTGCCAGAGACAAAGCATGAGTTGCAGCCAAAGAGTGATCCATCCAATAGCCACTCCGCTTCACGGCCACAGCGGCAAGGCAAAGGCTTGACGGTTGAGGAATTCGCTGGCGGCGGAGCAACAGGTGGAATTTGCGGCCGGTAGAAATCATCGGGTGCTTGATTCACATTAATTCCGTCCTTGCTCATGACTTCACCTTCACGCCTGCTGCTTCGATGGCTACCCTGGTATGCGCGACCCCTTCAATAAAACCCTGCACAAGCATGTGCTCTCGATTCAGTCCGTCCGCATCCGGTAGCTCAATCACCAGCGCCTCGCGGGAGGCCTGCCAAACAACTCCAGCCCAGCCCTTGGCGCAGCTTGAACGCAGCTCTGCCTGGGAATCCTGCGACCACCACACCTCAAACTCTTCACGGCATTTCTCAATACTCATGAGTTCGACCTCCCGTGATTTGCATGGAATCCATGACGAATCTCTGCCGACTTTCTGACCGCTGCAGCTTCAAACAGAGTTTGATGCGAACCCAGACGCTCCAACGCCCCGCCCTCGCCTACGTAGGCGACCCATTTTGAGATTCCCTTGTGCCAGGAGACGCCCTTCAGACCGCTTGATGAGTTACGCCCAAGCGCCGCATTGCGCTGATTCATGTACGGAGTGGCTTCGCGAAGGTTGTCCAGGCGGTTGTTAAGGCCGTTTCCGTCGATGTGATCAATCATGTCCGCCCAGCGGCCATGGGCTAAGGCGAATACAACCTGATGGACTAGATAATTCTGCCCGCCGATTCGGACCTTTCGGTAGCCGCGCTCTTCGCAGCCGGCTTCCTTTTCTGCGCATTTACTGTTGAACACCTTCATTCCGCGCTCAGTCTGGAAATGACTTAACGGCCTGCGATTCCAAACGAGCGATCCTCCCTGCGATGAATACTCGAAGCATTCGCGCAGATATTGGACTTCAGGGATTGGTCTGATACGCATCTTGTCGGTCATGTCCGTTGCTCCAATTTCAGGCCAGACCCGTCACACGGATCGCATTTATCGCTGCTGTAGCCGTCAGGAGTGAGTCCACCGACCTGCCCTTCCCCGTTGCAGCAATCACAGATCAGCGCAGTTCGGTCTTCAATGATCTCGATCCAGGCCGGAGAGATGAAGTCCGCAGTAAGCGCATCGCAGTCGCTGTAGAACTCTTTCAAGGCGTGTGCAATGTTCCGCATCGCGATCACTTGGCGAGTGGTCATCGTGGTCATGTCCGTTGCTCCGCTGCTTCTGCGATCAACGCCAGGCGCTCAAAGCGCTCAGCGGCCTGGCTGGCCAGATTCATACCGTCCGCCTCATCCACCACCGGCATGCACACGAAGCGAACGCCGGCTTTTACAAGACCATGGGCCACCTCAAGGGATTGGCGTAGCTGGGCTGGGTTTGCTCGCTTCATCACTTGCGCTCCCGAGAAGCCAGCATTTCATCGGCAAGGCGATACGCCTGATCGGTGTACTCCTGCGGAGTTCGATAAACCGTCCGAATGCCTTCGCTATTCGTGTAACCCCATTGCGCATTGATCAGCAGGCCGTTCAGTGCGTGCATGGCGATCTCATCGCGAAGACGAACCAAGTCTTCAGGCGCAGGGGTAAGCTTTTTCACTGGGGTGCTCATCAGAAGCCCTCCTTGCCGCGCGGTGCTTCGCGCTTGATATTCATTTTTGCCAGCAGCAGTTCACGGGCTGACTTGCCGTCGGCCGGGATGCCTTGCTCGATGATTTTTGCCTGGACCTGCCGATCGGCCAGCTCGTTGGCGAGTTCAAAGGCCGTCTTCTGGCTGTCGTGGCCGATCCCGGTGAGGATCTTCCCGTCCAGCGGCTGGCCTTCCTGGGCCCGGCGGATCACCACGGCGTAGTTGTGGTCGAAGCGCTGGCGAAGGCCCCTGTCTTCCTGCTTGGCCCCGCGAAGGTCAAACAACCCGGTAGCCTCAGCGGCCAGCTTCACCGCTTCATGGCTGTACGCAGCCATCAGCGCTTCGATCCAGGCGTCAGCAGCGGCTGGCATGCCGAAGTCTTCCGGGCCAGGCACGCACATAGCGATGAACTCCCCCACGCTCGGCGCGAATGGCTTCTTGAGCTTGCGGCACTTCTGGATACCGAACTCGATCTGCTCCAGGGTGCGGATACCCTCGTCGGCGAACTCCTTGATCCACTCCGCCTTCGCGGCGTCGAGCGCTTCGGTGGATGGCCACGCCTGGCGCCATGCCGGGAAGATGCCGCGCAGGCGACGGAACAGGTCGTTCACCACTTCTGCGGTCTGCGGCGTAACAGGGCGCGGATGGGCGTGAATTGACGGCGGCAGGTTGCCCATGGTCGCCATCAGCTGGTTGACTGGCTTCATGGGCTCACCACAAGGCCTTCGGCCCAGGCATTGCTGTCGAAGTCGGGCTCATTGCTCTGGCGCGGCGTGAACTGCCTGACGTTCGATGCTGCTGCGCGATTTCGGTCGCTCAGCACCCACTTGACCAGCATCTGCACCCACTCGGCCTGGGTGTTCACCTGGCCGCGCGGCTCGTAGTGGGCAGTGAATGCGCGGCGCGCCTCTTCGGTGAACAGGTCCAGCGCTACGCCAGAGTGAACCGAGTAGGTTTTCAGCAGCTTGTCGTCAGGATTCCAGTCAAGGGTCATTTCGCTGGGCATGCGAGGGTCGACAGCTTCCCGCGCAGAGAGAGGGTTTTGATCTTCTCTTCTCTTCTCTTCTTTAGGTAACGCACCGCTAACGTTCGCAGCGTTACTTTTTACGTTACTCGCCTTGTGGTTTGCCACTCGCTTTGCGGTAAGAAGCCTGTTTTTAGCGGTCTTCCCGTTGTGGCGGTCGAAGTGTGGGAGGCTGATAACACCGTCGATCTCGATCATCCAAGCAACAGATTTCATGTGTTCGCAGAAACCGATAACGCCAACGAGACGATCAAGTAACTTTTTGCTAACGCTCGGAGCGTTACCGTTCTCTGTTTGCTGGTCGAACCAGCCCCACACACGCATCAGCTTGCCGACGACAGCATCAGGGTCGATATCGGCCAAGTCTGCGATCTGGCAAACCTCGGGCTTGTCCAGGGTGGTGAGTTCGAATTTGATCCAGTCCCCGGCCATTACGCAGCCTCCTTGGTCTTGGCAGGCCGGTATGCGTTGAGAGCCCGCAACGCGGTGTGGTGACGACGCTGGGCGTTGTACTCGGCCTTCTTGGCGGCGCGAACACGCTGGAACTGCGCCTCGGTGAAATCCATCACAGGAAGGAAGGCGTCGTTGTAGGGGTCGAACTTCCCATCAGGTCGGCCATGGGCTCGGAAGTAGGTGTCGTACAGCGAGCGCAATTCAGCCTTGAGGGCCTTTTTAGTGGTCTGCGCCTGGAACAGCTCAAGGGCTGTCAGGGCTGCGCGCTCGATCAGTTGCTGGTAGGTCATGGGCTTCATGGTCAGAACTCCAGGCGCTTGATTTCGGAGAGAAGAGCCCGGCTATGGCGCTGGATGTAGATCTGGCTGAGCTTCTGCTTGCGGGATTCGAAGTCCATGCCCACGTCGATAAGGGATGCATTGACCCGCTGAAGGTGCTCAATGCAGCGGATCTCGCAGGGAGTGAGGTGGTCGCGGATCGAATCGGTTGGGCTGATGCAGTGCGCCGCCCGGTACGCCTTGGAAGGCATGCCCAGGGCAATGCGGTTGATCAGGTCGAATTCATTGCTGAAGTGGTAGTGCTTGGTTTCTTTACCGGCGGCGAGGCGCCCGTGCTTGATGGCGTCAGTTAAGGCCGGGGCCTCAAGGCGAGCCCTCTCCCTTGCCTGCTTCCCTTCGACAAGCTGAATGTGCCCGATGACGACAGCGTCGAAGGTGCGGATCACGTGCAAGTGGAATCGAGCATTGACCCACATTGCATAGGCGTAGATCAGCTCCTTGACCACGTAAGTCCCGCCGCTGCGCCCCTCAATAGTCACCACGGGTAAACTACCCGGATTCTGGGTAGTTAATTCATCGAACATTTCCGTGAACGATTCGGTTGCCATGTACTTGCCCGGCTCTTTGGTGCGCTTGTTCGCGCCATCCGCCACCGCCGCCTTGTGCAGGTCATTCAGGCAATACCGACCTTCAAGGTCTTGCTTGATTTTGACGCCGCCGAGACTAAGGGCCATTGTCCGCGCCACGTTTTGCGATTGCAGAAAACGTGGCGCGGATTCGTTAGTGTTGACGACTGATTGGGGAATAGGCATTATTCGCTCCAGAACTGATTTGTATGTGCTGCACGAAAAGCCACCATTGCCCGGTGGCTTTTTTGTGCGTCCGATTTACTGCTTGGTTGTTTCACTGGCAGATCCTCAATAGTCCCTGAGGGGCTAATCAGCCCTTTCGTCCTATGGAAGCGACGTTGCTCCGGCTCTTTGGTGGTCGCGTCATGCGATCCAGCGCCCGGTTCATGATTGTTGCGGCCATCTCTTCTGGTGTTACCCCGTTGCGTCTGGCCAATAGCTCCAGATCAGCGAGTCCCTGCCAGTCGAGCTGGATTTCCAGCGGTTTTCTTTCAGGCACAGGGCCTCCTGGGCCACTTCAGGCCACGTCAGTTTTCGCGTTAAGCTCTTCCATCATCTGGTTCAGGCCGCGCTCGAGGATTTCCCTGGCGAGTACTGCTTTCTGTGTGCGCTGAAAACGAGCCATCGCTGTCAGCAGGTCGTCGGCCACCTCGTCGAGACGGACCTTTGTGGGCTTGTCGTGCATGTGGCTTGGGTCGAAGTGCATTGTTTTGCTCCTTTGAGCATGCAAGGTGATTAGGCGGCTTGGATTTCGGTGTTCTTGGCGGCTTCTTCACGATCAGCCAGCAGCAGCTCAATGGCTTTGCCGGTTCCGTAGCCGACCATCGTCCCGCTTGCTGCGCGAGAGATCGTGGCCTGGGTGGTGCCGCAGTGTTCAGCCACTTCTGTCTGCGACAGCCCGAGCTGGAAAAGGCGATTCAACATCTCTTGAACTGTCATGACTGGAATCCTATGAGGTTTTGCATGGTAGATCATACGAATATGCATTACTCCATGCAATAGAATTCGCATACACACATTTGTATATTTTGGTGAGCAATGGATATCGCTGGGCGCCTTCGCGCAAAAATGGCCAATGCCGATCTGAACGAAACCCAGCTCGGAAAACGGTCTGGAGTTCCTCAGCCGACGATCAACCGAATACTCTCTGGAGAAAGCGCAAGCCCTCGCATGCCCACTATTGCCAAGCTCGCAAAAGCTCTGAGGGTCTCGCCAGAATGGCTCATGTATGGCACAGGCGAAGAAAAGTTTGACGCTAACGTTGAGTCCGCTACGGGCCCTAATCGCTACTATGAATATCCGGAGATCAGTTGGGTGCAGGCAGGAGTCGCGTGCGAAGCAATGGACCTGTTCAATGTTGGAGACTTCGAGGCCATGCACCCATCCGATGCATGGGCAGGCCCAAATGGATTCTGGCTAAAGGTTCGCGGTCCATCAATGACATCAAGCAACGGAACGAGCTTCAACGAGGGGATGCTCATCCTTGTGGCGCCTGGATGCGATGTAGAAAATGGCCATTATGTAGTCGCCAAATTAATTGATACCAACGAGGCGACCTTCAAGCAGTTCATATGGGACTCTGGAAAGGCGTACCTGAAGCCTCTGAACCCAGCATTCCCCACGGTAGAGATAGACGATACCTGGTCTGTAGTTGGTCGAGTGGTCGATGCTAAGTGGCCGCGCTCGGTTCTGTAGCTCGCACCAAAGCAGTCTATAATGCGCGCTCTACTACGAATTAATGGTGCGGGCCGCTTGATGAAGAATATCCCTCTGCTGGTCGCCCTCCTTTCACCTGGCGCAGCGCTGGCTGCCTCTTGCGATATGTCAGAGTTCCATGACATAGACCAGCAATATCTAAAGGCTGCTCCAGCCTGTATCGCCAGTGGCAACTATGCCAGCTCCGCTTGCTCCCGCATCGGCGAGCTCAACGCCAGATCAAATCAGGCTGCAGTCTCCGTGAAGGCTATGCGCTGCGACGACTCTGGCTATGTTGAAAGTCCTGACTTGGCGCCATTGAGGCTGCAGGTTATTTCACTGCAGCACGCCCAGGAAGGAAAGGCACGAGACCTTAAGCTGCCAGATAATGGTTCGGAAATCTGCACCAAGCTCATGGCAGATATCGCGCTCAAGTATGACCTGGTAAACCTTAAGCTGATCCCCAACAAAGCCGACGTTTCGTCCTTCTACCCAATCGTGCCGTGCTCATACGAGGCAATACGCCCCACAGTCAACGGGAATATCCCAGTGATCGTGCAGGCCCAACTCAATCAGTCTAATAGGCGATATCGAATCTCAATACGCTGATTCATTATTGAGTGACCCAGCCCGCCCCGAGCGGGCTTTTTTTTTACGCCCATGAAAAATATTATGCATAAACGTATTGACGTAAATTATGAGGATTCGTATAGTCACTCCATCGAGTCCCCCAAGAGGGCCTCGCCGCAACACAGGCAGCGATGCCAGGCAGACGCCGAACGCTCTTTTACAACTTGACGTGACCCAACGACGTACCGGCAACCCCGGTGGTGAGAAAGCTAAACCGTCGTCCATGCAGCCTCTGGTAGCTGCCGTACTCCCTCATGTGAGTACGCGAAACCACGCTTCCAAACCGGAACAGCATCGAACACGAAATGTGCGACGCCGGTGAGAGACGACTCGGAAGTGTTGCGTGGTGGAGATGAAACACCCACAGATTTACTGATGCCGCTTCTATGAGGCGGCATTGGAAATCAACGGAGGCAACAAGATGCTGACGAAAGAAGACATCCCCCGCTTTCGCGCCGAAGCGAAAAACTTTCGAGATCACGCCAAGGCGGCGAGAGCTGAAGTGGCGAAGTGCAAGGCTGCTGGCGATTGGGTTGGAAAGCTGAAAGCCGAATGCCGGGTAACTGAATACGTTCGGGACGCCCAGGCGCGGGACAAATGGATCAAAGAACTGCAGTCAGCATGATGGACCTTTTCACTGATGCACCTGGTTACCCGGGTGCATTGGGAAAACAACCGAACATCCCCGACAAGGAATAACCCCATGCAAGCAAATCAACTGACCACCTACACCCGTGGCGATCTGATGATCAGTAGCCCTGACGAAACGGTTGTGCTGAAGCTGGCAACCCTGGCCATCGGCGCGGCGCCGGCCATTGCAGCAACCAGCATCCCGGCCATCGGCGAATACTGGCCTGGTGAAGGCGGCGTTAACGGCGGACTATTCCCGGGCGGCGACAAGTCCTACTACCTGATCGTGCCGACCGGTAGCGATGCCGAAGCCACCCATGAGTGGGGTGGTTATCGCGAAGAGCTCAGCGGCGCCAGCAGTGCGTGGGATGGCCAGGCAAACACGGCCGACCTGGTCAGCTCGGACACCTCACACCCTGCCGCCCAGTTCTGCGCAGCCTTCGAGCGCGACGGTCACAAGGACTTCTACTTGATGGCGCGCCGCGAGGCGTCCTTCCTCGAAATCACCGTGCCGGAGGTGTTCACCCAGGCTTATCACTGGACCAGCACGCAGCACTCCGCCAACAACGCCTGCCTCATGGACTTTGAAGATGGCTGGCTCAGCAACGTCGTCAAGAGCAACGAGCGGCTCGCGCGCCCTGTCCGCAGATTCATTCGCTAATTCATTTATTGCTTTTAAAGCAGGCGATTCCTGGGGCGACGGGTATCCGTTGCGAGACCAGAAGCACCCGAGGTAGCGCTCGGCACCTGCATCACCCGGGGCCCACTGCACATCCCGCCGGGAGGGAGCCGAAAGGTAGCAGCAGCCCGCACATGCGGAACCAGCAAGGCGTTCGGTGCCATTAACCGACGGCGTGGGAAGCGTCGACAACTCAATCTCTGGCGGCCGGGGAAGACCGGCACCCAATCTCATAGGTGGCCACTGCCTTCCCAGTGAGCGAACAACGGAGGGTTTCATCATGGACTAGCCAATATCTGCCCGACGCCACATGCGCCCGGCAGGCTTGTTACGGAAAGAGGGAAAAGCCCGGTTTCGACTGGGCTTTTTTATGCGCCTTTATTGCGTCAGCACTCACCCCGCGCCCATCGGCAACCAGCGGGAGGCATGAGTGTTGACGAATACAGGTGAACCAACAATCGGAGTTGACCATGAAACAGCAAACGAACCGTATCCGCATGGCGGACCAAATCTTCGACGCAAGCCTGCTCAGCGGAAATTTTCTCGGCGGCTTCAATTCCCGCGTCCATGGCGTTGAGCGCAATGCAACGGCTGATGGTCCGGCTCGCTTTGAGCGTGGGCAGGGCTGGGACAAGGCGGACGAATTGGTCCGCGCCGGCCAGATCTACTTCATCCACCCATTCCCGCACGGCCAGTGCAAGCAGACCGGCTTCGTCTACGGCGGCACCTGGGCATGCAACGGCTGCAACACTGACGGATTCCAGAAGCCTTGGTGGGCCATCCGCGTGATGAAGGACGGCAGCGCATGGTGCGTGGTCGGCGAAGGGTTTGAAGACCTGCAGTCGTCGGCAAACTACGCATTCGGCGATACCCGTGAAGAAGCACTCAGCGCCTACGCCGAACTGATGAATCAGCCGGTAGCCGCCTAACCCCAAACACTGGAGGTCGCCATGAGCGATTGGATCAAGAGCAGCGAAAGGCTGCCCGAACCTGCGACGGATGATCCTGACTGCAGCAACAACGTTCTCGCTTACCAAATCTATTTCGGCCACCAGATGTTGCAAGCCTTCTACAGCCAAGACGACCAGCTCTGGTACGACCAAGCTGGCGATCAACTCGACGGTGAAGTCACCCACTGGCAGCCACTCCCCGCCCCGCCCACCGAGTAACGCCACCCTGGAGGCGACCATGAACGCAGCATTGAAGATATGCCAAGAGCGCTTCGACGCTCAGTTGCCTCCAGAGATCAGCGAGGAGGATCTGGAACAGGAGTGGCTGGAACACTCGGCGGAACAGTTGGTGTGTGGCATGGATATCAAGTGGAAGCGCCGCCATGGCCAGCCGCAGGTGGTGACCTTCGACCGGTACTGCACCTACCTGCAAGGCATCTTGAATCAGCGCCAGATCGACGGCTTGGATCAGCGTGATTCGCTCGCCCGATTGTTCCTTTCGTCGATCCTGAGCGGCCAGGCAGATTCACGCGGACATGCAGCTGACCTTATCGGCCAGACCCGCCCCATCGAAGCCGCAGAGTGCATCGCCATGGACCTGCTCAGGCCCTACGCCGCCGAAGCTGTAGCAGCGGAACGGGAAGAGGCAGAAGACGACGTGGATGCAGACCTATGAGCCCGCACATCCTGATCGACGAAGCGCTCGAGGCTTTGGAGCATCCAGCCAGCGAGCCCGGCGCCCAGCGCGTCGTGCTGAACATGATCACCAACATGCTCACCGGCAGTGTGATCACCATCGAAGAGTTCAATCACTACTGCAAGCGCCTGCTCAAGATTTGTCAGCAGCGCAAGGAGGCAGCATGACCACCGCACCGGTTAAATCGCTGATCGACGAGCAGCTCGACGACATCGAGCACCGCATTGCCATTCTGGGCTTCGGCCTTCCCTTCAATGAGCTGATAGGTCGAAAGCGTGAAGACCTGGTTCGGGATCTGCCTCAGCGCCTGGCGCCAACAATGAAGGGTGGGCGGATTGCGGTGAGGGTTCGGCCGTGACCGCCCACCAGCGCACCCGGCGCCTACTCATCTGGCGCGGCTCCTTCTCTGCCCTCTCCGTCTGCACCTTCCTGATGTTGCTCAGCGCCCTCGCTGACCGAATTACTCAATAACCAACACCTTCAATCGCTGCGAGCATCGCGGCAGGGAGTCACCGTGTCCGCACAACAGCAAGTCATCACCATCGACGACATCAGCGCCGACAACGCGCCGGCCATTTACGTCGCCGGCGGCCTGAGCCAGTTCTTCGATGCGGTGAAGGCCGAAGTAACCGCCGAGGTGCCCGACCTGACCACCGTGAAAGGTCGCGCTCGCATTGCATCCCTGGCCGCAACCGTAAGTAAGTCCAAAAAGGCAGTCGAGACACCTGGCCGCGACTACCTGAAGCGCCTTAAGGAAATGCCGAAGGTGGTCGAGGCAGAGTTGCGCGAGTTCGTCACCAAAATGGACAGCCTGCGAGACGCCACCCGCCAGCCCCTGACGGATTGGGAAGATGCCGATCAAGCCCGCAAAGACAAGCACGTCGATGGCATCCAGGCCATGAAGGACTTTTTGATTTTCGAAGCCGCGCCGAGTGCCGACCAGGTCGGCCACATCATCGCCATCCTTGAGTTGGTTGCGATCAACGACAGTTGGGAAGAGTTTCTGCCCGAGGCTGCGCAAGTGAAGGACGAAACGCTGGTGAAGCTGCGCACCCTGCACACTGACCGCATTCAGTACGAAGCCGAACAGGCGGAACTGGTCAGGCTGCGCGCCGAAACAGAAGCGCAGGCCCAGCGTGAACGTGACGCCCAAATCGCTCGGGAAGCTGAGGAGCGCGCCCGCCGCGAAGCCGAGCAGCGTGCACAGGCAGAGCGTGATGCCGCAGCCAAGCGTGAAGCCGAAGCAAAAGCCGCCGCTGATCGCCGCGAGCTGGAGTTGAAGTTGGCTGCTGAGCAATCGGAGCGAGCCGCCGCCCAGGCAGCGCGGGACAAGATCGAATCGGAGCAGCGCGCCGCGCAACAGAAGATCGAAGACGAGCAGCGACATAAGCAAGCGATGGCTCAGGCCGAAGCAGATCGAGTAGCTGCTGAGCAGCGTGCAGAACAAGAGCGCATTGACTCGGAGCGCCGCCAAGCTGAAGCCGCTGAGCGAGCGAGACTCGCAGAGATCGCCCGGGCAAATGCCGCTGCCGACGAGATCAACCGCCAAGCCGCCGCGCGGGAAGCGGACAAGGCGCACAAAGCAAAGATCAACCGCGCCGCGCTGGACGCATTTATCGCCGGCGGTATGCCCGTGGAGTGCGCGAAACAGGCAGTCACCTTGATTGCTCAGCGCAAGATTCCAGCCATCGCCATCACTTACTGAGGTCGTCATGAACGAGATCATTCAAATGCCGGCACGCGAAAGCGCCGGCCTTACTGCTGCCGAGGTTCACCGTTTCTCGGCCGTAGAGATTCGCCAGCGCGTTAACCTGGTGCAGGAAGTGATGCAGGGCATCATGAAGCGGGAAACGCACTACGGCACCATCCCAGGCACCCAGAAACCAACCCTATACAAGCCGGGTGCTGAAGTGCTTTGTGTGACCTTCCGGGTTGCGCAGGAATACCGAATTGAAGATCTTTCCGGCCCAGGTGTAGCGCGCTACCGGGTCACTTGTGTTGGTCGTCACCAGATGACCGGTGTTGCTCTCGGCGAAGGCGTAGGCGAATGCTCGTCCAGCGAAGAGAAGTACAAGTGGCGCGGCGTCATCTGCAAAGCGGAATTGGACGCCACTCCGGAGAATCTGCGCCGGAAGAAATACTACAAAAACGGCAATACCGCCGACCAGATCCGCACCGAACCAGCAGACCTGGCCAACACCATCCTCAAGATGGCCTGCAAGCGGGCCATGATCGCCATGACGCTCAACGTCACTGCTGCATCGGACATCTTCACGCAGGACATCGAAGATCTACCCGAGGAGCTGCGGCCACAGGAGCAGGCTCAGGCTCAGACGCAAAGCCAGAAGGCCGCACAAGTCCCCCATGATCCTGCCCTGTCCGCTCACTGGATTACACAGGCCGAAGCTGCAATCACGCCCGACGCGCTGACAGAAGTTTGGAAGGCCGGGGTGGCTGTCATCAATGACGCCAAGGACACAACAGCCTACGACCTGTTCAAGGCTGCGGTGGTGGCGTGCGGAGTTAAGCTCAAGGCCGCCGAAGAGGCCAAGCCGGAAAGCGAGGACGTCGCAGACCAGCAGCCCGAACCACCAGCCGACGAAGAAGTTGAATTTGAGGAGGTCCCAGAATGATCATCGTGAATTGCGCGCAGGGGTCGGAAGAATGGCACCAGGAGCGAGCCGGAGTTATCACCGCCAGCATGTTTGGCGATGCTCGAGCCAAACTGAAGTCAGGCCCGAACAAGGGCGAACCAACCGCCAAGGCCCAGGATTATGCATTCCGACTGGCTGTGGAGCGGATCAGCGGCAAGCCCCTTGATGGCGGTTTTGAGACCTGGCAAATGCGCCGCGGGCATGAACTCGAACCACAAGCCCGCATGGAGCATGAAGCTCAAACCGGCTTGATTGTCACCCAAGTCGGACTTGTAAAAACCGACGACGGCGCATTTGGCGCCAGTGCAGATGGCTTCATCGGCGAAGATGGCGGCTCGGAGTACAAGTGCTTCCTTGCCCCTGAAAAACTTCGGTCGTTCCACATCGACAATGACGCCAGCGAGATCATGGACCAGGTACAGGGGTGCATGTGGATCACCGGTCGCAAGTGGTGGCACATCGGGATGTACTGCCCTGCCCTTGAATCGGTCGGACGACAGTTGTGGTGGCAGGAATTCAAGCGCGACGACAACTACATCGACAAGCTTGAAGAGGAGCTTTGGGAGTTCAAGCTGCTGGTGGACGGATACGAGGAGAAACTGCGGAGCAAAGCAGCATGATCAGCAACCACCTCAGCCTGGTCGAGGCACTACGGCCAAAAGCCAATGAGCTGGCGGCCCAGGTCGCCGAGTTTGTGGCGGCCGGCGGACGGATTGAGGAAGGCCCGGCCAGCGGCTACATCCCCAAGCCGATCACCTACAGCAGTCAGATGCCGCCTGCGCCAAAGCCGTTTGTTCGGCGTCGAGTTGAGCCAATCGAGCCTCCCCCACCTACCAAGCTTGAGGCCCAGATCGAGGCGCGCAATCAGCGAGTAGCGCGTGTCATGGAGCTGGCACCCACCCACACGCAAAAGGAAGTCGCCATGGCAACAGGAATCGGCAGGCGAACCCTGCTGAGCATGTCCAAGGAGTTCGGTTTCAGCTTCAAGCGTGTGCACCACCTGCCCAACTCAAGCCCCGAACATAAGGCAGCAATTGCCAAGCACGAACTGATACTCGCCGAAAGAATCAAGGCCTACAAAGAACTGGGAATCAGCCGGCGCCAGGTGTGCGAAAAGCTCCACATCACCAATAACACGCTGAAGCGCCTGCTCGACGAGCACGAGATTGATTATCCGTTGTCGCGGGCCGGGGGCAACCGATGCGCCGCATAGCTCGTATCCAGCAACGCAAACGTCAAACCTGGCTCGCACTGCCGGCCAGCGGAATAGAAGAGGTAGGCCATGGCTGCCGCGCAGAAAGAGCGATCAGCAAAGACTGCGGCGAGGCGAAAGACTCGCGGCGAGGAAGAATTGCGACTCCACACCATGGCCGGCACCCGCCAGGCCTTGGCTGACCTGATGGCCTGGCACGGCATCGAGGAAAAGGGCGAGGCCATGACCTTGATGATTCACCACCTGCACGGTCTCGGTCCATCAGGATCAGCGCAGTTCCTCTCCCCGCCGCGACACGAATATGTGATTCCTGAAAGCGTGTCGGCAAAACTGCAGCTCGCCTACAACCGCGAATCACTGCGCATCTGCAACGACGAATAACCCACCCTACTCGCTGCATCCGGTAACCGGAGATAGGCGCCTGCCCACTCATATCGAGGGACTCACGATGGGTCACAAAAACGAATTGGTTTGCGGTGTTGGAGTGAATGACGCCGGATACTCTGTGTGCAACACAGCAAGGGTTGGGGGTCGCAGCAAAAATCTGTGGATCTGTCCGTTCTATCGAGCATGGACCGGAATGCTTGAGCGGTCTTACAGCGCCAAGTTCCAAGCACGCCACCCGACCTACATTGGCTGCACGGTTGATCCTGCGTGGCATTTGTTCTCTACATTTAAAGAGTGGATGGGCCGCCAGGATCACGAAGGCAAGCACCTGGATAAAGATATTTTGGTGGCAGGAAACAAGATTTACTCTGCAGAGACCTGCGCTTTCGTATCCAAGGCTATCAACACCTTTATCGTTGATAGCCGAGCCATCCGGGGCGACTGGCCTATTGGTGTCAGCTGGCACAAGGGGCGACAGAGGTTTGTCGCTCAATGTCGCGACCCATTCTCGGGACAGCACAAATTCCTTGGCTACTTTGTCAGCTCTGATTTGGCACACGAGGCGTGGAGAGCTAACAAGCATCAAATCGCACTGGTCTATGCCGAACAACAGACCGACCAGCGTGTTGCCGCAGCACTTCGAACTCGTTACGCAAAGCCTTCATTCGCAAAAGTAGCCTAACCCCCAAACCACTTGCCCCCATCCAGATTAACGGAGGGCGGCGCCTGACTGGAGATAATCCATGGACAAAAACACCAAGATCCTGATCACGGAGATCCCGGGTGAGTGGACCCAGCGCCAGCGCAATGGCAGTCTCAACGTGTGGAACGGGGCGGATCATCACAGATTTCACAGCACCACTACTGACCTGCCTGAAGTCAGCCTGCGGCCCCCGGAAAACGGCCTGTACGCCGAGCGAATCGATGGCGCCTGGTACTGGGTTTCTGGTTGCGCAAAGTGCAACGGAACCGGTGAGAAGTACAGCTACGTGGTGTGCGATAAGCACAACGTTTGCCGCTTGTGCAGCACCCACCGCTCGAAGCTCACGGAAACACCGTGGGGCCATCCTGACGGCTTCACCTGCAAACCTTGCCAGGACGCAGAAGACGCAGTTGCGAAAGCAGCGGCGCTGGCCAAGGTAGCCGAGAGCAAATACGACGAGTGGGACTATCGCAGCCAGGACGAATGCAAATGCCCGCACTGCGCCACCGTGATCCACATTGAAGCCGAGGAATACGGCGACAAGAACATGGAGTGCGACACCTGCAAGGGCCTGTTCGAACTGACAACCGAGTACTCGGTAAGCTTCACCACCAAGGTGATTGGCGAGCGCATCACGGCCTGACTCGCCCTAACCTGTCGCGCTTAGCCCATCTCGGGCATTAAAAACGTGAAGCTCCCAGTCAGGCCTTTGCGCAAAGCCACAGGCATCTGGTATCCGAAATAGATGAGCCATCGACCGTCAGGCCTCAGATCGGAGTTGACACGATAGGTGCCGACCTCGTTCTCAGTTATGCCGATCAGCTTCGCCACTTCTCTGTCTGAAGGCTTATCGCTCACGAAACGCTCCTTGATCCGGCTCCATGCCGGTCACCCGTAATACCCCATATCACTGAACAGCGCCAGCCGGCGAGGCAGGCGCGCGCCTGGAGGTGCGATATGTCTACCCCCCCCCCAACGCATCAAGCGAAACGATCTGTCGCGTAGGCGCATCCGTAAGCGCGTCCTGCGGGCCTTCAAGTCGAGCTTCCGGATGAAAGGCGGGCCAATTGAGTCGGCATGGCTGACTACGCCGGGAACCCTGGTGTTCTCGCTCGGCGAATGGCGCGGCCACTACAACGCCAAGAATGAATGGGTGGCCCTATGACCCCTCATGAGTTCATCGAAAATAACGTACACGATGAGCTACGCAAGCAGGGATTCAAGGCTGGCGTGTGCTTTTCCGTATCGCGTGATGCCGTGGACTACTACCGCCAGCGAAGCATGTTCAGAAAAAGCGTTGTGCTGGATGTGCTGGCTTGGTCGAAGAAGCGCGCCAAAGAGCTTTCGCGATAACTCCCCCACTCCACCGCTCGGGCATGCCCGGCAAGGAAACAGCTGTGTCCGAAGTAAAGCGTCACCACGTAACCGAAACAGGGCTTGTAGAGGGTGAATCACTGGGGAGGCTCGGTGTTGTGCTGGCGGCTGACTTCGACCGCGTAACCGCCGGGCGTGACGCGGCTCTGGCTGAGCTTGGGCGCTATCAGTCACTTTTCAATCAGGCGCAGAAGGCAATCGACCGCCTGAACGAACTTCATCGTAAGCGCATGGCTGAAATTGGACGGAGCCTGACCGCAGCGGATGAGCGGGTGGATCTGCTGGAGGGGTTGGTCGGCGAGGTGCTGGATGCTGTAGGGCGTGAGCCGCTGGACTTAGACGCTGTTCTGAGGTTACGCGCCCGTATGCGCGCCGCACTCAAGCCAGCAGAGGGTGTTGGCGATGAAACCACCCTTGAAGAAGATCGCGATGACTTTAAAAAGGTATTCGTTCGAATCAATACCAAACAGGGCCAGAGCATCAGCTTGGCTGACATGATCGCCCGTTACGAGAAGAAGCCATGAAAGCCCAACTCCCCGCCTACTGCTGGTGCCTGCTGGCACTGGCACAACTGATTTGCTGAAACCTCTGTAACCCCTCCCCCTTCAAAGTCAGCCGCTATAGCGGCAAGGACGAGCTCGACCATGGAAAAGATAAAACTGATTCAGCCGGCTCCGGTTGTGCGCGATGAATACGGCATGTTCCAGCATCCAGATATGCCCGACTTCGACGAGGGCGACGGTGATAAGTGCAAGGCCTGGGTAGCCGAACAGCGCTTGCACGTGAAGATGGTGAGCCTCGAATACCACAGCGACGAAGCGGTATCTGAGCGCTATTTCGAAGCCGGCGACCCGGACTGCAGCTACTGGGAGCCGGATCGGCCTGATGGCGAGGGCTGGTTCTGCCTGGCCATCCATGACACCGCCGACGGTCCGGTCTGCTGGTGGGCTCGCCGCGAGGTGACGCCATGATCGCCACCCTCTGGTTCGCCTACGTCTTCATCTACAATGGGCCCAGGCCATGAGTCAATTTCAACTTTTGATAGGCGATTGCCTGGAGTTGCTGCGGCAGATGCCAGACAACAGCGTCGACAGCGTGGTGACTGATCCTCCATATGGCTTGTCTTTCATGGGGAAAAAGTGGGACTACGACGTGCCGAGCACTGAAATTTGGGCTGAGTGCCTGCGCGTGCTAAAGCCGGGCGGTCACTTACTTGCATTCGCTGGTACCAGAACTCAGCATCGAATGGCCGTGCGCATCGAGGATGCCGGTTTCGAGATCCGCGACATGATTGCCTGGGTATATGGTAGTGGTATGCCTAAGTCGTTTAATATGGGTCGCGAGAAAGGGAAAACCATTTGCGGGTGCGACGATGAAGAAGCTGGATCTAACACCGGAGCAGCGCGCGGCGAAGGAAAAAGAATGGGCCGCGAAGACGATTCGGCGACCGAATGTGAATTGCGACTTATGCGGGGCGCAAATGTATCGCCGGCCGAACCTTCTGGCCAAGAATGCGGGCAAGTTTTGCAGTCGAGCATGCAGGAATCGGGCGCACCCACTGACGCACGGGAACAACTTTCCATCGCCGAAGCTGGGAGCTGCAAATCCTGCCTGGAAGGGCGGTGTAACCGTATTCAAAAAGAAGGGGAACTACGCGAATATTCGCTATGTTCGAGCGCCAGCCTGGGCGCTGCCAATGGCTCGGAAGGATGGCTACATAATGACGCATCGACTGATCATGGCGGAATGGTGCGGCTATCTGCTGACGCGAACGGAAGTGGTTCACCATGTGGATCACGATGCGCTGAACAACGACCGGCCGAACCTGGAGCTATGGCCAGACAATCGCAGCCACAAGCTATGGGAGCATGGCCGGTTTGTGGATGGTGCGGCCTGCCGCGTGTGGTGGATGGACTTGGTACCGCACTAAAGCCAGCTCTTGAGCCAATCACCGTGGCCCGCAAGCCATTCAAGACGACCGTAGCGGCGAACGTCCTGATATTCGGTACCGGAGCGCTAAACATCGACGCCTGCCGCGTGACGCCAACTGGCGAACGGCTTGGCGGTGGCGACGAGAGCGGCAAGGCATCCAAGCCAGAGGGATGGGCGCGACCGTGGATGGATGATCCTGATCATGTGGCTGCGCACAATTCCAAGGTTGCCGCGAACGTGGATAAGGCATCGCAGCTTGGCCGGTGGCCAGCGAATCTGATCCACGACGGTAGCACGGAGGTCGTGGCGATGTTTCCTGACGCCCCAGGACAACAGGGGGCCAGCAGCGACAATCAAAGGACGCGAGCAAACTGCTACGGGGCTCTCAGTCATGGCGGAAAGCAATACGTCCCGCGAACCGATAACAGCAGCAGCGCCGCCAGGTTCTTTTACTGCGCCAAGACCGGAAAAAAAGACCGAAACGAAGGGCTTGACGCCTTCCCCGAGACGACCTCGAAAACCTTCGAGGGCGGAAAGATTGCCAGCGGCAAGACACCAGATTCAATGGGCGGAGAGCGCACTTCTCGAAACAACCATCCGACAGTAAAGCCTACCGATCTGATGGCCTACCTCCTGCGCCTGGTAACTCCTGCAGGCGGTACCGCGCTCGATCCTTTCATGGGTAGTGGCAGTACCGGGAAGGCAGCCATGCGCGAAGGTTTCAAGTTCATCGGCTGCGAGATTGACGAGCAGTACGCCGCTATCGCCCGTGCGCGAATTGAACACGAAGCGGGCCTGCATAAATCCCGCAAGTCGGAAACAGATCAGATCGACCTTTTCGCTACCGCATAAACCATCCCACACCTTCTGCCGCCCAGCGCGGCAAGGACACCAAATGACCATCAATTCAGCATGGCCCGGAATGGGCTGTGGGAGGCTGTTATGAGCGGGCCAGTCAGATACAAGACCGTCGAGCAGTTCTCGCGAGAGTCTGGCTATACACCAGATGCCATCCGCACCAAAATTCGCGACGGCATTTGGCCGAAGCACGCCGTCTGGAAGAAAGCGCCGGACGGCCGGGTACTTATAGATGTTGAGGGGTATTACTCATGGGTAGAGATGGGGGAGGCGTCCGCGCCGCGTCTGCAAGTAGTATCGAGATCACATTCCAATACCAGGGCGTCCGGTGCAGGGAGAGGGTCCAGCTCAAGCCCACCACCGCTAACCTGAAAAAGGCTGAACTGCATAAGGCCGCAATTGAGCACGCCATCCTCGGCGGCACATTTGATTACGCCAAGACATTCCCAAATTCAAAGAAGGCCATGGCTTTCAAAACACCGGAGGATCGGCAGAATCTGGGCGTGTACCTGATTGAGTGGCTGGACAAGAAAAAGGCTCAGCTCAAATCCAGCACCGCCGAGCATTACCGGGAGATGATCGCCGGGCGGCTGATACCGATGTTCGGCCACCTTTCATTGGGGGAGCTTTCCCGAAAGCACGTCAGGGACAGGCTTTCGCAGTACAAAGCCGGAAACAAGACGATGACCAACCTGCAGAGCTGTTTGCGGTCATCTCTTGATGATGCGGTAGAAGACGAGATATTGGAGATCAACCCGATGGTCGGGTGGAACTACAAGAACCGGGAAGAGCTAAAGGAGGACGATGATGTCGATCCGTTCACCGTCGAAGAGCAGGAAGCCCTTCTGGCTGCGACACCACGGGATCAGCGCGCACAGATGATCTTCTCGTTCTGGACGGGCCTTCGCCCGAGCGAGCTTATTGCCTTGGAGTGGGGGGATGTAGATTGGATTGGCGGATCGGTTCGCATTGTTCGCGCCAAAACGCGAGCAGCGAATTCGCCGGAGACACCGAAAACCGCGAGCGGCCGTCGGACGGTGAAATTGTTGAAGCCTGCCCTGGATGCTCTGACGCAGCAGAAGGCTCTGACATTTTTGGCGGGGGGGAGGATATTTTTGAACCCGCATAGTGGCGAGCCATGGGAAGAGTCTGGGCGCATTAGAAAGCTGCTTTGGCTTCCCGCTATGAAGAAGTCAGGCGTGCGCTACCGTAGGCCGTACCAAACTCGCCATACCTACGCGTCAATGATGCTTTCTGCCGGAGAGCATCCGATGTGGGTGGCGAGTCAGATGGGGCACAAAGATTGGACCATGATTGCAAGGATTTATGGTCGCTGGATGCCATCGGCGGACACCGGGGCAGGCAGCAAGGCAGAGGCTCTTTTCGGGGGTAATGCCAAGGTTATGACAACATCACCCCTACAGGCCGCAATTTACGCGACAGCAACCAAGGATACTAAAGTGGCGTCTATTGTCACTGGCCCTTGCCAGTGA